ATTGGCTGGAAGTCCGAGAGTTATAATTAACAACGAGTGTCAATCTGTATCCGTGTAGTCAGTTTCGTACATTACGCGGACCTTTATACTTCTTGCAGCATTATATAAGAAAGTTAGATAATTGGCATTTTAGGATGATAAGATACGTAACTAAAGGTAAAAGAATTGCTGATAATTTATATTTTAGCTTTGATTTCCCAACTTCACAATGTGACCATAAGGCTTGTAGTTGTGTGGTCAAAGTTAGAGGAAAGCATGTAGTGACCCAGGGTTATCAGTTTGATATAAATTTAAGTGATTATGAAAAATCGTTATCATCATTTGCAATAGATTGTGGTTCTAAGTATGATCATGTTGCGGGATATCCAATTAAGAAAGAAGGAGACAGGGAACAGCTTTATTTTCTCACAAAGTTGGTACCAAAGAAAGGAAGGACGATTAATATGAGAGTAGTGCCAGCGCCGATTTCGCATTACAAGTATCCAACAGTAGCGCCGTACATTCGTCCACATTACTCTATTTATGATCTGATAAAACAAGCAGATATGAGGTACTGGGATGCAAAAGGTGTGTCTACAGAATTGGTCCAGCGATGTTGGTGTGATAGTGTCAATATGAAAACTGATTCATTGGCAGCATTGTGTCTGAATAGACTATCCATTTTTAATAGTGTTTACGGTAAGATAAATGGACGTCCAATGTTTATTGCAGCAGCCGATGGTCTATTTGATGGTCATAAGTACGCAGATGCAGTGGGAGAGATGGTTCGTGAAACGCATGTCACAAGTACAGCTACTAAGGAAGCTTTTAAGAACCTACCTCAAGCATTAGACTTGCTATATTTACATTTAGGGTCAAAAGACAAAATAGGTAAATATGAATCTACAATAGAGTTGTCTGACTTAAATAGTTCTTATTTAGGATCATCAGAAGGTTTACAGCGAGGGTATGATGAACGTATTACACTGGAATCAGGGACGAGTTTACGAATATCTCCTAGTTCAAAAAAAGCTGAAATGTTCTTGCATGATATTAGGGTAGTTATGAATTGGTTAGAACATCAAATACCTTTTCAGACATACTGGGATGCTAAGGAGAAAAATGAAATTCGGTATACTCGTACTAAACAAGAAGATGATAAAGCGTGGAACGATTTTTTGCACTCAGTGCGCTTATTTGTAATCCCAAGTGGTCCGTTTATTATCCTTGAGCGACTCCTCTGTACAATGCGACATCTAATAGAGAGGGGAGGTTGCATAACGATAGGCCATTGTTGGTCAGGGGGAGGTGCAGCGAGACTTGCAGAGCGTGTTGGTATATCTCTGGCTAATTGTTTTGCGCTCATAATGGTAGAGGGAGATATCAAGAAGTTTGATCTATCAGTCCTAGCATGCTTGGTTGATTTGTATGTTAGTTCAATGTTAGTTTATGAGAAACCAGGTAGTATAATTTACGAGATAAAGAAACGAGCGTTAACTCTCCTGTTGAATCAACTTATAGCGCGTCTCACTCATGTTTTCGCTTCTATCTGGGCTATTATATTAGGAGAAGTACCTAGTGGTTGTTTTGATACTTCACATATGGATTCGTGGATAATGTGTTTGTATTTCTTCTTGTTTGCAGTATGGCAGAGTGCTCATGCTCCTCCAGAGCATACCGAGTTAATTGAAGCACATTTATTGAGACCGTTGATGGTCGGTTATGGAGATGATCACATTTACAATAAGAGTGAGGATGCAATAGTTTCTTCTTATTTAGGAGGTCATGAGTTTGCGGACTTTATGAAAGTGCATTTTGGAGCCGATGTTAGAGACCTGGAGGATGGAATACCTTT